TTATCAGTATAGGTGTCCAAAAAGACTTCAATCAGAGCTTCTAATAAGCATTCTGAAACCCAACTATGCAAGTTGTCCGTACTAGCCTTGTAATCTCCAGAGATAAATACCTCTCCAGATTTTAACTGTCCGAGTTGATTTTTAACAATCTCACAAGTGACAGGCGTTCCTATTAACTGAAAACAACTTTCCTCTTTCAAATTCCTCCATAACCATTTTTGCATTGGTTTAAGTACTGAATAAGTAAGAGGCGGACCTGCAGTGATACATCGCACTTTCAGCGGTTCAGGCAGTCCTATAACAATAGTATGTGGTTGCTCTACAAGAGCTTCGTCCAACATCTTAGGATATATAACGTTCTTCCAAAGTTCACACAACTCTTCTCCATTGAAGTGAAGTCCAATCGATCCTTTAACCATGATGTTCTCAAAATCACGATCAATTCTCTCTTGATCCTCAACTCCAGCTTTTCCATAAAGTTCAGTCAGTTCCTTCTTAAGGTTTACTGGTCCTAACGAGAATCCAATAAAAGTCACTTTTTTCTCGTAACTTTTTTGTATATTTTCATTCTCTAGAAAAGCTCCAACTGCTCCCATACCATTTCTACTGAAATTGTATTGAGAACTCGTGGAAGGCACAAACGGCTTGGTAAGTTCATCCCAAGTCGGCACCTTTTTACGAAAGATTTCCCTCACGGTACGTCTAAGTTGGTAACAGATGGTATCTCTGTTAATTGGATAGTTGAAAACCTCATCTTTCAAGATGAAGTCTGGGATATCGTCCCGGCGTGTAGTTAGGTGATTAAATGTTTTAATTTCCGCCTCTAAAACCATTTCTTTCGAAACAGGAGGTGCTCCTTTCTTACACTGCGCAATACTTTGTGCAAAGCTGACTAGCACATTTCTACTCATATTCCTAATAAATCTCTTCCCTCTACCGTAACTTATTGTAGCAGGGTTCAACAACTCAGGAAACTCCTCAATATACTTGGGAGGTGGTGGAACTTTTTGTTTCATCACATATGAAAAGAATGCATTGATCTTATACTTGAATAAATCTTTCCAAGATCCTACGCCAGCTCTTTTAACGAACTCGAGATACTTCTCTTCGAGTCTTGACTTGTCTTTATTTGTTTTAATTTTAAATTCCCGATATAACGGGCCAGACAAGTTTTTCCCTCCCTCGCGATAACCATAAATTTTCATTATATCATAAATCGCTTGGAC